CTATGGCTAAATCTTGGGGACAGTTATGCGGGCAGCGGTAGGGGTCCGACGGGTCGAAATGGGATAGGTAATCAAGAAAAGAGACAAGGATTTCACTCGCCCAAAGTAGTGATTCCTACAGGATTAAAACCGAAGGATTTAGTTGGCATCCCGTGGATGGTAGCCTTTGCCCTTCGTGCTGATGGGTGGTATCTTAGACAAGATATTATATGGCATAAACCTAATTGTATACCGGAAAGCGTGAAAGATAGATGCACAAAGGCACACGAATACATATTCTTGTTAACGAAGTCAGCACAATACTATTACGACAACGAAGCGATAAAAGAAGATGCTAAACCCGAAAGTGAAAAAAGATATAAAAGCACTTTTTATACAGGTAAAAAAGAAATAAGTGGACAAGGTAGACCCGGTAATGCTTCCAATACACCCGGTTATAAAAAATGGACGGGAAAACGTAACAAAAGAAGTGTATGGACTGTTACTACAAAACCATTCAAGGAAGCACACTTTGCAACATTCCCGCCAGAATTACCGGAAATATGTATAAAAGCGGGATGTCCTGAAGGTGGAACCGTCTTAGACCCTTTTGCTGGTGCTGGCACCACACTATATGTGGCCGAACAACTGGGGCGGAATAGTATCGGCATTGAACTAAACCCAGACTATTGCGACATCATACGGCGCAGGATGGCAGGATTGGAAGCAAATTTATTTTTAGCGAAGTAGTTAGCAGTCCAAGGAAAACACGACAGAAGGGGGAGGAGGAAGTGAAAGTTTGGGTAAACAACTTTGATGGTGGTTTACAAACAACATTTTAAACAACTTTCAGGGTGGTTAGGAGGTGCAAGATGATAGATTTATTACTTGGCGGAAGTCCATGCCAGGGGTTCAGTATTGCAGGGAAACAATTAAACTTTTTTGACCCAAGAAGCAAGTTGTTTTTCGACTTTGTAAAAGCTTTAGAAAAGTTAAAACCAAAGTATTTTCTACTTGAAAATGTAAAAATGAAAAAAGAGTATCAAGATGTTATTACTAAATATTTAGGAGTAGAACCTATAGAAATTAATTCTGCTTTGGTGTCCGCACAGAATAGAAAAAGGCTCTATTGGACTAATATCCCTGGAGTTACTCAACCAGAAGATAAAGGCATAATACTTAAAGATATAGTCCATGAAAATGTTGATTTAAAAACGAAAGAGGATTTAGCAGATTATATAGTTCCGTTCGATAAAACGCTTCAGATTTTAGATAAAGAAGTTGAAAAAGGCAAGGTCGGCTATTTCGGGAAAGACAGTCAAGGTAATAGAGTTTATTATATACATGACAAAGCAGTAACATTATGTGGCAATGCTGGAGGCAAAGGTGCAAAAACTGGATTATATTTATTTGGTTGTATTACTCCAGATAGTGTCAATAAACGCCAAGACGGTCAAAGGTTTAACGATGGCAATAAGTTCTATACTTTAACAGCACAAGATAGGCATGGAGTGTTAGTTGAAGGATATATAAGAAAACTTACTCCTATCGAGTGTGAAAGGCTTCAAACTTTACCGGATAATTATACTGCCGTAGGTGTTATTGACGGAAAAGAAATACCAATATCTAATGCACAAAGATATAAAATGCTTGGCAATGGCTGGACAGTGGATGTAATCGCCCACATATTAAGTTTTATACCAGAAACACATTTACATACTGTTGTAAGCCTATTTGATGGTATTTCTTGTGGTCAGGTTGCTCTTGAAAGGGCTGGAAAAGTATATAACCAATATTACGCATCAGAAATTAACAAATATGCTATTGCAGTTACTCAAAAGAATTATCCCCACACTATGCAATTAGGTGATGTAACTAAGATTGATTGGAATGTGACTATGCGGAATCTATCGGCGAGGGGAGGCATTAGGGCATGTTTGATACTGAAAAAATAATAGAGGGATTAGAATTGATTGAAATTGTTGTTCCTAGTTACAAACATGCCAGGCGTAAAGGCATGTCCGACGATGAGGTTGAAACCGTGGTTAATTGGGCTTTAGAGCAAGCCATTATCCTTTTAGAGCAACTAATAGGGGCTATGTATTCCAAGGAAACCACAACAGAGGGGGGAGGAGGAAGGATGACACCACAAGAAATAATCCAATGTTGCGAACGACAATTAATGCTAGGCAGTCCTAACGTAGGCTTTTTGTTACCTGGAAAGTGGGGAAAACGGAACACAAGACGATTGTGGCCTGGTGGTCCAGAAGGCGAAATTGTATCAGAAATCCCAGGCAGAGGAATATACGTAATGTTTGATGCTAAAGAGGTCATGGAGGCGACAAAAAGGAAGATGAATCTATCGGCAAGGTTTTGATGTTTCTGGAGGTGGCATCATGATAACCATAGCCGAACTACTCGAGGCCCGGGGCGAGATAGCCCAGCTGGAGAAACTCAAAAAGCGGTCTATCACGGAGGACGAACTGATGCCGATCCTCCACAACCGGCGGGTGGCAGCCCAGGAGATCGAGCAGGAGCTACGGGAGGACTACAAAGAGAAGTTCCCCAAGTGGCTAAATGCCGAGGATCTAGAGGCATTGTGTCTGTTTATTGTGACGGCAAACCTGTTCGAGCATTACTCCTACGAGTGGCTGCAGTATAACAAGCCCAAGAAGGCTATCCAGTACCTCAGGACAGCCAAAACCTTCTTGGAAAAAGCTATAGGGGAGTTTACTCAGGGACTGACATTAGATGAAAAATTGAGGCTGGTCCGAGAGGCCACCAGGAGAATTGAAAACATATGAGGAGGGAGAGAGAGGATGCAAGCAGTTAGGATTACGGTCCCGGGCCGGCCGGTCCCAAAAGGGCGGCCACGGCTGGGGGTGCGGGGACGAAAAGCGTTTATATATACGCCGCCCGAAACAAGGGAGTTTGAGGAAACTGTCCGGGTGTATGCCGTGAATCACAAGGTAAAAAAACAGAATGGCGACTTAGCTGCGATAGCAACTTTCTACACCGGCGGCCAGGGTGATGTGGACAACTTGCTAAAAAGCCTCCTGGACGGACTAAATGGTGTAGCCTGGGAGGACGACCGGCAAGTGAAGGTTGTAATAGGGGTGAAACTGAATTGCCCAAAGGGGCAGGAACGGACAGAAGTAATAATTGCTAGGGCTGATGAGGTAATGCCCTTGCTAAAGAAGGTGGCGATATGATTTTGCCCTTATCCATGTTATCCGGCCGTAAGGGAGGAATTTTGAAATGTCCTGTTGTTCCTGTGAACACTTAGAACAGTACCGGAAAAAACATAACATACGTTATGCTTGTTCCCATCCTGATAGAATAATTTACATGGCTTTGATGCCCTTGGGTTACGCCCGGACTATGACAGGGAAAGAGTATGAAACCAAGCCCAAGTGGTGTCCGAAAATCAATACAGAGAGGAGGTAACCAATGAACATTACATTACCTGAAATAGATTGGCGCAGTCAGAATTGGACCTCAGCCCAGCAGCTGCGTAAAGTGGCTGAAGAGATGGGCGAAGTAGCACAGGCTGTAGCCGAAAACAACCCGATCCAGGTAATACGAGAGAGCCTGGACGCAATGCAGACATTTAGCACCTTGATACACATTGTTGCAGCTGAGTATAACATCTGCATCGACAAACTGCTTAAAGAGCATGTTGAGAAGTTGATTCAGAAAGGTTACATGATGCCGCCGCTGACAGATCCAGCTGCCTGGCTAAAAGAGCAAGGAATCACCGAATACTATATTATCTGGGGATCGAAATATATTATTTTGCAAAAGTATGACCTGGACAAGCTAATCAGCTTAAACAAACTTGACTATCCGCAGCAGCAGGGATGGAAGTTTTTTCCCCGGGAAGCCGATACCGGGAAATCCTGGGATGTGGATAATGGATGAGAGTTAGTGAGGAGGGATAGCTGATGGCGATGTTTTCAACAGCTTTTACTGCTGCAACTATGACCAACAAAGAAAAAATTAAGTATCTGAAACGATATATAAATCTAGACCGGGAGATTGAACGTAAACTGGAAGAGGTTGCCCGGCTGCGGTCTAAGCTGACTAGGATTACCCAGGTGTTGACGGCAGAGCCCCAAGGCGGGGGCAGTATCTATGGGAAGACGGAAGAAATCATTGCAAAGATTGTGGACCTGGAAAAAGAGATTGATGCTGATGTTGACAGGCTAGTTGCTATCCGGGATGGAATTAAAACAATTATAGAGGCAGTTGAAGATGACCGGGAAAGATTGCTATTGCAATACCGGTATCTAGACGGTTGGACGTTTGAAAAGATCGCTGTTGAAATGAATTACAGCTGGCGGCAGATACACAGGCTACATAGTCAAGCGCTCACTAATTTAAAGATGTCATGGAATGTCATAGTCGATCTGTGATATAGTATAAGCTGAAAAGAGTATCAAGCAGCCGCCCATGAGGGCGGCTTTAGTTTTTGTAGGAGGTTGTCATGACAGAAGTTTTAAACCTTGCAACAGGAGAAGTGCTTTTCTACACGCTACCACCCAGGGAAGCAGTTGTAGCAGCTTATCTGCAAGCGACCCGTGACTGGAACACTTGGCAGTATGAAGAGAAGCGTTTACCCGTTTATTGGGGCAGGTGGACAGTAACTTGCGGGGACTTCACTGCGTTAAAGAACAAAACTGCTAAGAAATACTAGGATAAAAGCAGCTATAGACAAAGCCATGGCCGAACGTTCACGAGTAATATGCTATTAAAGGAACCGCCCATGAGGGCGGCTTTTGGTTTATAGGATGCCGGAAACGGAGGGTAGTACACACCATCGCGAGGCAGGGGCGGGGGCCGGGGGTGAAAACAACTGAATAAAGCCGCTTCAGCTAGCCTCCTAGGGGCGAAAAGGGCAACCTCCACCCTTGCTGAAGCGGTTTTTATTTTTGGAGGAAACCAATGAGGAGGGTTGGTTTATGCAGGAATTAGTTATTTTGCCAGAAATTGAAAGTGCTTTATTTCCGCTTAACGACGAAGAACTTGCGTTATTAGAAAAAAGCGTTCTGGAGGAAGGAATCCGGGACGCTTTAATTGTTTGGCCGAAAGATGGGCAGTTGATTTTAGTTGATGGCCACCACAGGTATAAGCTGGCAAAGAAGCATAATTTACCGTTTAAAGTACAAGAAAAGCAGTTTAACGATATTGAAGAAGCGCTACTTTGGATTGATACAAACCAGCTAGGTAGACGCAATCTTACTGATGAGCAGCGGGCTTATGTGGTTGGTAGAATGTATGAGAGACAAAAAAAGCAGGGGAGAAGAACTGATTTAACTTCTGGACAAAATGTCCAGAAGTTAACTACTGCTGAAAAAATAGCTGCCCTTGCAGGTACTAACGAAAAAACCGTTCGCCGTGCAGCTGAATTTGCGAAGGCGGTTGATGTTGTTAAAGAAGTAGCACCGAAAGCAGCAGAAAAAATCTTGAAAGGCGAAGTGAAAGACGCTTTAACAGTTTTACCTAAAGTTGTAAAGGAACAACCAGAAAAAATAGCGGAAATTGCGCAAAAAATTGAGGCAGGGGAAGCTGAAAAAATAAAACAGATTGTAAGGGAAATCGAGATTAAGGAGCAGGAAGAACAGATAAAAAACGGGAATATAGAAGCACCTTCCGGGTTATTCGACGTTATTGTTGTCGACCCTCCATGGCCGTATGGAACTAAATACGACCCTGATGGCAGGCGTGCAGCTAATCCTTATCCTGAAATGAGTTTAGAAGAAATAAAAGCGATAAAACTTCCAGCAGCTGAGGATTGTATTTTATTCCTTTGGACGACGCATAAATTCATGCGTTACAGTTTTGAGATTCTCGATACATGGGGATTCAGAGAAGTAGCAATAATTACGTGGGTGAAAGATAGAATAGGGCTTGGCAGCTGGTTGCGTTCACAATCCGAATTTTGCATTATGGCAGTCAAAGGTAGCCCGAAGGTTACGCTAACCAATCAATCTACGGTAGTATATGGCCCTATGCGAGAACATTCTCGCAAACCTGATGAATTCTACAAGATGGTAGAGAGTTTGTGCCCTGGTAGGAAGCTCGACTATTTTGCCCGTGAAAAAAGAGAAGGCTGGGAAGTTTTCGGAAATGATACAGAAAAATTTTCAGCACAGGCATGATTTTGAGAAAGCACTAGTAAAGGGCAAAATAGGCGAGGATATAGTAAGGCGGTATTTGGAAGAGAAAGGATATGTAGTTTATAAACCAGTTACCGAAGGGGCACATGCTTTTGATATATTGGCAGTTAAAGATAAGAAAACTGTAATTATGGCAGATGTAAAAGCAAAGGCACGGCGCAATTACTTTCCGGATACGGGTATTAATTACAAGCATTATGTTGAATATAAGGCAATTTCAGAAAAACACTGCTTGCCAGTGTTTTTGTTTTTTGTGGATGAAATGATTGGGCAAGTATATGGTAATATGCTTGATGAATTGGAAAAACCTTGTGTTGTGGCACATAATAACAGAATTATCGAATATCCGCTTATGCATAAAGGAATAATATATTTCCCGCTTTCTAAAATGATATTTCTTGGGCAGTTAACGGAATATGAGCGAATGCAGTTAAAAGGAGTTTCGCAACGTTCCTATGCTTATGCCTATGAATAGCGGGTGATTTCATGAAGCGGAAACGCATTCAAAACCCAGAGCTTGTCAAAACATACCGTAAGGATTTTTGCCAGTTATACGGGCGTGATACGATACTGGATAATCACCACATATTCCCAAAATCAATTGGCGGGCCAGATATGAAGTGGAACTTAATCACTTTATGCAATGGCGGAGACCACAGTTGCCACCAGCTCGCACAAACGTATAAAATACCTCGTCTAAAACTGCTTTTATACAAAAGCATTGCATGGCAGGGGCGGGGCCTGGTGTGAAAAATGTTCGTTGTATAGGAGTTGTAGAAAGTGCAGGTAAGGAAAATTCCAATAGGTCAGCTGAAGCCTGCTGCATATAACCCAAGAAAAGATTTGCAGCCGGGCGATCCAGAATATGAAAAGCTCAAGCGGTCAATGCAGGAGTTCGGTTATGTGGAGCCTATCGTCTGGAATAAGCGCACCGGGAATATCGTCGGCGGTCACCAGCGGTATAAGGTGCTTCTTGACATGGGTATGCCGGAAGTAGATTGTGTAGTTGTAGATCTGGACGAAACAAAGGAAAAGGCCTTAAATCTGGCATTAAATAAAATACAGGGCGATTGGGATTACCCTAAACTGAAGGACTTATTGCTGGAGCTGGATACTGGAGAATTTGACATAGAGCTTACCGGTTTTGATATGGTTGAGATAGAGGATTTAATGACACAATTTTATATACCAGAAGAAGAAAAAAAAGAGAGCAAACCAAAAGTGGAATTCAAGCCTGACTTTACCTTAGAACCTGAAATTTTAGAAGAGATAAAACAAAGTAGAATATTTTTTACCTTCTCTGGCGGCAAGGACAGCAGTGTTACTGCATACATAATGATTCCCATTCTTAAAGAAATAGGCAAAGACTTTGAGTTTCTTTTTGTGGACACCGGGGTTGAAATCCCGTCCGTTTCTGAATATGTAGTTAGATTTGCTGAACATTACGGGGCAAAGTTAACCATAGTAAAAGACGGCCCTGATTTCTTCGAATACTATGAGAAGAAAAAAAGATGGCCCAGCGCTATTTTTAGGGATTGCATAGACGCGCTGATAAATACCCCGACAAACAAGTATATTTTTAATAAAGTTGGGGAAGACGAGAAAATTATCATCATACGAGGAGGCAGGGCGAAACAGACCACCAACCGTTCTAAAGGTGAAAAATTTTACTCCGTCAAGCAGGGTAAAAGAGAGATAAAACTTTTAAATCCCTTGTTTGATTTGAGCGATGAGGCCTTCGAGAGGTACAAAAGACAACTGGAAGAAGAATTTGGGCTCTGGGAAGGTTATGCAAAGGGCTTTCAAAGAACCGCTTGCTGGTGTTGCCCGTTCCAAACCAAACAGCAATACGAAACAATCAAAAAAGAACTACCCTTTTTATGGGCAGTTCTTGAACGAAAGGCTAAAGAGTGGGAATTTCAAGGATATACCCCTTTAGAAAAATATGTCAGAGGTTGATAACTTCTATGCCTGCTTTCCGGAGCAGTTCCCCTGTAAATCCTGTTATGTCGCAAGAGGGAGAACCTTTACAAAGAAAGGCTTTCTTGCAACCGTAGATGCGGGCTATTTGTAAAGCGATTTCTGCCCCTTTAATGAAGTGTTTGGAAACATCTTGGTTTTTGACGTTCTTGATTTTGGACCCCCTTTTGTTCTCCAGAGGGGCAGCAGGACGAGGGGTAGGCAGTCCGCCAAGCTGTTCGGGGCAGATGGGGATTAAATTATATTGTTTCGATAGCCTGGCGAATTTTGCAGGGCTGGGGACACTTCTACCGTGGTAGCGGCACGGAACACCAAGGAAACACATAGAAAAAAGCGCATTTTCCAAAAAAAACACCTCCTTAACTGTAAATAATTGGGAAATTATAACATATACAAAAGTTTTTTGTCAATTACTTAAAGGTGTGATTAAAATGGGAAGACCTAGCAAGTTAACGCCTGAAGTCCAAGAAAGAATCTGCCAAGCCATCCGTGCAGGCAATTACTATGAAGCGGCCTGTGCCTATGCAGGAATCCATTATTCAACCTTCCGAAAATGGATGCAAAAAGGTGAAACTGCAAAAAGTGGTAAGTTTAGGGAGTTTTTCGAGGCTGTAACGCGCGCGGAATATGAAGCGGAAGTTAGAATGGTTGCTCAGTGGCAAAAACACATGCCGGAAGATTATCGAGCGATTAGAGACTTCCTTGAGCGCAGATACCCTGAACGTTGGGGCAGACGTCTTGACGTGAAGCAGGACATCAAGCAGGAGGTCCAAGGGCAGGTGACACAGAGGTATGAGTACGACATTACGCACAGAATTGAGCAATACGCAGATGTCTACCGCCAGCTTGCACGACGAGGCGTATTTTGCGGCAGTGATGAGGGCGACGATACTGGAGAACCCTTGGATACCGCATGACCCGACCCCCAAGCAGGCAGAATTTCTCCTTATGCCGGACATTGAGGTGCTATTTGGAGGCAGTGCCGGCGGAGGGAAAGCTCTTTGGGTGGACGAGTTAATTCCCACTCCCGATGGTTGGAAGCGCATGGGGGACATCCAAGTCGGAGATTATGTTTTTGATAAAAGTGGTAACCCTACCAAAGTTGTAGCTGTGTCAGAAATAATGTTAAACCGTCCTTGTTATAAAATATGCTTTGATGACGGTGCGGAAATAATAGCGGACGAACAACATCAATGGCTAACTTTTGATGCTAAAGAATTGGTGGCTTTAACCAGGCGTAACGACGAATGGAGAGCTAAAAGAAGAGCGAAAAGGCCGAGTCGTGCAAAAGGCAGAAAATCTGCTAAATTTGTCGCTGCTATTACAGAGAGAAATAAGAAATTTCCTCCCCCGACGAAAGAACCACCAAAAGGGAATATACGGACTACAAAGGAAATTGCTAAAACTTTACTAACGACGAGTGGGCGTCGCAACCATGCTGTTCCGGTGCAGGGAGCATTACAGCTTCCTGAAAAAATACTACCGATAGAACCTTATCTTTTAGGGGTATGGTTGGGAGATGGACGGACAAATGGAGGCTCGTTCACAACAAAAGACCCGGAGATTGTAGAAGCTTTTGAAAAGGCTGGTTATAAAGTTACTAGACAGTCAGGGAAATATGCTTATGGCACTATTGGTTTTTCCCCAAAGCTGCGGGCTGCCGGATTGTTAGGGAACAAGCATATCCCCCGTGAATATTTGCGCTCTTCTTATGAGCAAAGGCTGGAATTACTACAAGGTTTAATGGATACAGACGGGCATGCTTGCGAATCTGGCGCAGTTGAGTTTACGACAACGAACGAGAGACTTGCCAAAGACGTTTTCGAGCTCATAATCAGTTTAGGCATGAAAGCTGCTATTCAGACAGGCAAAGCAACACTAAACGGTAAAGATTGTGGTACAAAATACCGGATAAAGTGGATGGCAGATGTTCCCGTCTTTCGGTTACAAAGGAAATTAGCAAAACAGAAAATAACCGGCCACAGAAGAACAATAAAGTTTAGATATATTGTTTCATGTGAGCAGGTAGAAAGCGTTCCGGTAAAATGTATTAAAGTCGCTTCCCCAGATGGAATATTTTTAGCAGGACGAAATATGGTTCCAACACATAATTCAGACGCCTTGCTAATGGCAGCGTTGCAGTATGTTGACGTACCGGGCTATGCCGCTATTTTATTCCGAAGGACTTACACAGACTTAGCGTTGCCGGGGGCACTCATGGACCGGGCCCACGAATGGCTACAGGGGACAGAAGCCCGATGGAGCGAGAAAAACAAAACCTGGACGTTTCCCTCCGGGGCTACCTTGAGCTTCGGATATTTGGAAAGCGAAAACGATAAATTTAGGTACCAATCGGCCGAGTTTCAATTTATCGGCTTTGATGAGCTTACACAGTTTACTGAAACACAATACCGTTATTTGTTCTCCAGGTTAAGGAGGCTTGAGGGCTCAAAAATACCATTGAGGATGCGGGCGGCGTCAAACCCAGGCGGTGTCGGGCACGAGTGGGTAAAACAGAGGTTTATTGTCGGGGACAAGCCTTTTGTACCGGCAAGTTTGGACGACAACCCTCATATTGACCGGGAGGAGTATGTAAAGAGCTTAATGCACCTTGACCCGATAACCCGGGAGCAACTCCTCAAAGGGGACTGGACCGCAAGGGGAGCCGGCAACAAGTTTAAGCGGGAATGGTTTGAGATTGTTGACAGTTACCCGGCCGATGCCCGGCTGGTCAGGTACTGGGACCTGGCGGCTACGGAACCCAAACCGGGGAAGGACCCGGACTGGACGGCGGGAGCGCTTATGGCTGAAAAGGATGGGATTTATTACATCGTCGATATAAAACGAACCAGAAGCACACCAAAAGGCGTAGAGGCATTGATAAAGCAGATAGCCGAATTAGACGGCAAGAAAGTAACAATCTACATGGAACAAGAACCTGGCAGTAGCGGGGTTAACACTATAGATCATTACCGGCGCAGAGTATTGGCCGGTTTTGCTTTTTATGGTAATAAAACAACCGGATCTAAAGAGATAAGGGCAAATCCCGTTAGTTCAGCTGCTGAGGCCGGAAATGTAAAGTTGGTTAGAGGTCCGTGGATAAACGATTTCTTAGATGAAGCGGAGTTATTCCCTCACGGGGCACATGATGACCAGGTGGACGCGGTAAGCGGCGCCTTTGAAATGTTGACCAGGAGAATAAGAATAGGACCAGTAAATAAACCGTCGGGATGGTAAGGATGGTGATACACAGATGCTAACAAGCCTTAGTTTCTTAATGCAAGGCCAGGCCTGGCCCCCGCCGACCGAGGTGGAGCGGTTGGAAAGATATGCTCAAAATAGGCTGTTGTTCGAGGGCAAGCATGAGCAGGTATATAAAGACTGGATAAGGCTACTCCGTGAAGACCAGCAGGCTACACTTGAAATGGTGTTGAACTGGCATAAACGATTGACGCTCCTGTTTGCGGATCTGCTGTTGGGAGAACCGCCGCGAATTACGGCCGGTGACAAGGACAGCCAGGAGCAGGAAACTGTTGAACGGATTATCGAAGACAACGGCCTTTTTAACGTGGCGTATGAAGTTGCACTTGATGTGTCCAGATACGGTACCGGAATATTCAAGGTACGCTATGACGGCAGGGCTATAATCGAAGGACAGCAACCGGCAATATGGTTTCCTGTGGTGAAACCCGACAACATCAAAGAGATTCAGGCACATGTTCTGGCTTGGACATATGAGGAAGAGGCCCTGGAACGTGGCAAGACCGTTAAAAAGAAGTACCTGCAGACCGAGATTCACGAGAAAGGTAAAATCACAACAGCTAAATACCCGATTGAAAACAACATTATCGGGAAACCAATAGCATACGAAGAAACAGAAACTGGTGTAGATGAATTCTTGATTGTGCCGGTAAATAACATCCTCACCACCGACAGGGTAACTGGCCTTGATGATTACAGCGACCTGGACAGCATAATTCAAGAGCTTGAGGTTCGTATTGCGCAGATAAGCCGCATACTTGATAAGCATGCAGACCCGAATATGTATGGGCCGGATACGGCACTGGAGCACGACCCAGCAACAGGCCAATGGACATTCAGAGGCGGCGGCAAATACTTCCCTGTTGGTCCTGAAGAAAAACCACCAGGATACGTCACATGGGACGGACAGCTTGAGGCAGCATTTAAGCAGATTGACTTGCTCATGGAGCAGCTATATATCCTTTCCGAAACATCAGCAGCGGCCTTCGGCCAGCTTAAAGCGGGCCTTGCTGAATCAGGCACAGCGCTAAGACGCTTGATGATGGCCCCGCTGGCGAAAGTGAACAGGATACGCATGAGGTTTGATCCTGCACTAAAAGAAGTGCTTTGGCTGGCGTCATTGCTTGAAAGAGCGCAAGGCATGAGCGGGGCCGTGGTACTGGAGGACATTCATATTGACTGGAAGGATGGCCTGCCGGATGACGAGCAGGAGCTTACACAGAATGAAGTCCAGAGGTATACTGCCGGGCTGACAAGTCTTGAAAGCTCACTAAGAAGACTATATGGACTGGAGGGGCAGGCATTACAGGAGGAAATAGACCGCATCAGGAGCGAGCAGGCTTGGCAGGGAGCTACCGAACTGCCGCCTATAACATTGCCGCCGGCGGAGGAAGAAGAATAAATAGTTAATATCCGCCTTGGATAGCCTCCCGTGGGCAAAAGGACTCCTCCCGTCCCTGCCAAAACGGATATGTTATAATAATACAGGGAGACTATTGCGGGAGGAATAGACGGTGGGCGAAAGCAAGGAAAAAATAACGATTCAACTGTGCTTTAAGGGAAAACACGGGCGGGAGCAAAAGCCTAGGACAAGAAGAAAGGTCGATGACCTAACTAAAAGAAAGAGTTTGGCACGATGGGCTATAAGCCGACTGGAAAGAGAAGGGCTTAGCATAAAAGACATCATGGCCATCGATCCGGACCAGTGTAGGATATACGTGAAGCACAAAGGGAGACTGGTTCCCTACTGGGACGAAAACGCCCGTGATGGCAAAAGTGTATCGGGTTTAGGGAAGCGAAGGTTGGAGGCATTACTGGCCGAATATCCTGAGATAAAAGATGCCCGAAAGCTAACGCCGGAAGAATGGGTCTATGATAAAGAGCTTGCCGTGCGCGAGGGCTACAAGAGATTGCTGGAACGTATTTTGAGATAAAGATGCAGAGAACTACCAAATGGCGAAGGTGAAGAATAGTGGCAGATGTCAGGAGGTTCAGCGACGCCGAGATAAACCGGCTTGTTAAATTCTACGAACAGGCCGAGCGGGAAATACTTGATCGGCTGAACCGGGCACTGCTCCGGGGCAATCAAACAGAATACCTGGAGCAGATGAAGAAGAATATTGAAGCCATCCTTCAGCAGCTCCGTGAGGGAAATAAAACTTGGTGCACAGAGGCTATTCCACGGGTTTATACCGAAGGCCTAAAGAATGCAGATGCGATGTTAAAGGATGCAGGTGTTACCTTGAAGGCCGCCTTCGGGGCGATACATCAGCAGGCGGTGCAGGTGCTGGCTGAAAATACTTATCAGAGGCTTGAGGACGTCGTACAGGTGATAGGCCGGCAGGTGAACGATATATACCGGGAGCTTGCGTTGGAAAACGTCAGAGGAGCAGTAGTGGGCTACGATACGTGGAAGCAGACTGCCCGAAGGTTTAGAGAGCAGCTTGCAGAGCGCGGTGTAACCGGCTTCAAGGACCGGTCCGGGCGCATGTGGAATATGCGGACATATACGGAAATGGTAGCCAGGACTACGACCCAACAAGCGCATATAGAAGGAACTCTTAACCGTTTGAGCGAACAAGATCATGATCTAATTATTGTAAGTAGGCATAAAGGAGCCTGCTCATTATGCGCTCCCTGGGAAGGGAAGGTGCTTAGCATAAGCGGTAAAACCAAAGGATATCCGACATTTGAGCAAGCCAAAGCCGCCGGATTAATGCATTGCAACTGTCGCCATGCTGTAAGTCTATACATTGATTTAGATAAAGAAATTGAAGAATTAGAAAAAGAGGTGGGCTGATTGGCTGGTAAACCAAACGTTTTTAGACCATATAAAGACAAGGAATACATGATTGAACTATATGTAAACAAAAGGCTTTCAGCGAAAGAGTGCGCTGAATTATTAGGATGTCACGAAACCACTATTTTAAGATGGCTTAAAAAGCATGGAATAGAGACAAGGTATCATGCAAGTGGTGAGTTAAATCCTATGTGGGGTAGAAAAGGCAATTTACATCATAACTATAATAGTATTGAGAAAGAATGCCCTGTGTGTGGTAAAGTTTTTAGCACAAAAATGTGCGAAGCCGAAAAGAGGCAGACTTGTTCTTGGGAATGCAGAAATGAATTATGGAAAAGAACAGGTAAACAAGCTGGGCCCAATAATCCCAACTGGCAAGGTGGCATTGATTATAGACGAGGCGCACATTGGGAAGAGAACAGGAAAATAGTTTTAGAAAGAGATGGATATAAATGTGCTATGTGCGGTGCAACAGATAAGGAAAAACGGATCGACGTGCATCATGTAATACCTTATCGTTGCTTTGACAACGACAGAGAAGCCAACCACCCAGATAACTTGATCTGTTTATGTCTCAATTGCCATATGAAAGCTGACAGAGCCTATAACAAAATGAAAAAGAAAGGCGATATCGAGAGCATGGCCGGTTTGCCGATGGTAGTAAAATCATTAAGATGGATGGACAAAGTGCTACCGAAAATCGTTTAGCTACGTTCTGACTTATCCACACCTTCAACGACAATGCCGTAAATGGAAGGATCATTAAACCGCATAGGTATCAGCACCCGGCTTTTGTAGCAATAGCAGTTTTTCTCCGGCACCCAGATAATATTGCCCATATTGGGCTTAGTGCCAGGGCGCGGGATATACCAGTGCCCGCACTCTTTCCAAAATAGCCGGGTATGCTTCTTACCGAGCCTGATTAAGGAGGGGATCATCTTCTGTTGATAAATTAAAGACAATCGATGATTTATGCCGACATGGACGGATAATTCATCTTGCGGCATGTACCAGTTAAAATCACTCACAAAATACACCTCTGGGTTAATTATAATCCAGGGGTGTTGTTATGTACATGAAGGGAGGCTGCAGATTGCATGAGAAAATACGCAATAAGGTAATTCCGCTGCACAGGTGGGAAGTGCACGAGTTTCCATGGGGAGCAGCAGTCAAAGAGCAAAGGACCGGCAAATGGACAAACATTTTTCTCAAACCTGACGGGCAAGAGATTGATGTAATTTATTAAACATTGAGCTACATGAGAATGGAATTGAGTTTTTGGATTACTAACGCCTTCGGGCGTTTTATTTTGCTCTGGGTTAGTATTTGCGGAGCATAAATGCAAAGACCTGAGAACTGGGACTGACCAGTATAAAAAGTAACAGGAAAGGAGATTTGATAATGGATTGGTTAAAGGAACTACTTAAGAAGGCCGGAATCGAAGAGGGAAAACTGGACGGTGTAATCGCTGACATCGGCAAGGAGCTGCCGAAATATTTTATCCCGAAGGACAAGTACAACGAAGTGGCAGAGGCAAAGAAAAAGTTAGAAGCAGACATCCAGGAAAGGGACAACCAGCTTGAGCAGCTTAAAAACGCTGCCAGCAACAGTGAGGAACTCAAAAAGCAAATTGAGGCCTTGCAAGCAGAGAACAAGAAGGCCGCCGAAGAATGGCAGGCAAAGATGTCACAGATGAAGCTTGATTTTGCTATAGAAAAAGCACTGGCAGCGGCCAAAGCCAAGAACGCTAAAGCAGTAAAGGCTCTGCTTGACTTGGAAAAGGTGAAACTAGACGGTGAGCAGTTGCTTGGCCTTGATGACCAGTTAAAGACGCTGAAAGAAACCGACCCATACCTTTTCGGCGATTCCGGTAAAGTAGGGGGAGGCACAAACCCGCCAGGTGTCGGAGACCCCGAAGTAAATCCGTGGAAGCCGGAGACGTTTAATCTTACTATGCAGGGCAAAATCCTGCGCGAGGACCCGGCTAAAGCGGCACGAATGAAAGCAGAGGCGGGAGTAAAATAACAACATTAAAGAAAGGTGATGGAAATGGCAAAAACAGTTATTGCTGATGTAATTGTTCCCGAGGTTTTTAACCCGTATGTTATTCAGCGTACTGCTGAACTGAGTGCATTTTATCAATCCGGAATTATTGCCAGAACTCCTGAACTGGACAGACTGGCGAGTTCCGGAGGTAAACTCATTAATATGCCTTTCTGGGAAGACCTTGAAGGTGAGGACGAGGTGCTTTCCGATACTGACCCCCTGACTGTTGGTAAGATCACCGCAGGCCAGGACGTGGCAGCCCTCTTGGCCCGTGGTAAAGCATGGAGCGTCAATGACCTTGCTAAAGCCCTGTCTGGCGATGACCCGATGGCAGCTATCGGTGACCTGGTGGCCGAATATTGGGCAAGAAGATTCCAGGCCATCTTGATTAAAACTCTGGATGGCATCTTTGGGAATACTGCAACTGGAATGGACACAAACAAACACGACATTTCCTCAGAAACTGGAGATGCAGCTGTAATTGATGCTAAGACTGCCATCGATGCAATCTACAAGCTGGGCGACAATGCAGATAAGTTGACCGGCTTTGCTATGCACAGCGCAACGGTGGCAAAGCTGACGAAGGATGACCTGATTGAGACCATTCCTCCTTCTGAGGGCAAGCCTGCAGTAAGTACCTTCCTTGGTAAGCCTGTTGTGGTTGATGACGGCCTGCCTAATGATAACGGCGTATACACAACTTATATATTCGGCGCCGGTGCCTTTGGCTGGGGTGAAGGTGGAGCACCTGTACCGGTAGAGACCGCACGTGATGCACTGGCTGGTGACGACATACTCATTCACAGGAGACATTTCATTCTGCACCCGAGAGGGGTTGCCTTCCAGAATGCTTCTGTAGCCGGTGCAACTCCGAGCAACGCTGAGCTTGCTAATTATGCTAACTGGCAGCGTGTCTACGAGCCGAAGAACGTCAGGATCGTACAGTTTAAGCACAAACTGGCGTAATTAAACAAAGCGAGAGGGCCTTTACGCCCTCTCGCCTATTAATTGAGGTGATATTATGGCAGTTGATATAACTGGATTTAATCGCATGCGCAGGGAACAGGCAGAAAAAGCAAAGAAGGAGGCGGAGGCTAAATGCCAGGATGCTACTGCACAGTTGAATATGCAAACGAATACTTCGCTGGACGCCTCCACGCCGAAAGCTGGGAACAAGCAGACGACAGTACCAAAGAAAAAGCTCTCCAGCAAGCAACTATAACAATAGACCGCCAACTCTTGAGAGGGAGAAAGACGAATCCGGAGCAGGAGTTGGCCTTTCCTAGGTACCCGGATACCGAGATACCCAAAGAAGTCCAGGAAGCATGCTGCGAGGAAGCGCTTGCGCTCCTGGAAAGAGGCAATAGTCAGCGGCGCAAACTGCAGCAGGAAGGCGTGCAGTCGTTCACGCTGGGCAACATGAGCGAGACCTATGCGCCGGGGGCTGGGCGTGGCTTGATTAGCCAGGAGGCAAAAGAGTTGTTAAGGCCCTGGCTGTTGGGTGGTGTTTTTATAACATGATAACAGGGTATCTTAACCAAACCGCCATATGGCATTACACTACCGGGCAAATGAATGAATACGGTGAGCCATCAACCAGTAGCAAGACTATAAAAGTCCGCTGGGAGGGTAAACGTAGGTTGGTCCGGGACAACGAAGGCCGGGAAGTAGTGTCAGAGGCCCGGGTGTTTTGCACCGAAGCCGTGAAGCCTGGAGACGAGCTGGAGTTTAACGGGCGCAGGTGGCCGGTGATTGCAGTTTCAACTGTTCCTGACCTGAGCGGCAAGGAAGCTCACAGAGAGGTGGCGGTCTGATGGCAAAGGACAAATGGCGCATTAAAGAGGCCGTCAAAATTGCGGAGGAAGCGGCACTGAAGGCGCTTAGAACCGGAGCAGAGGCCATACTTACCGAAGCAATCGACGAAACTCCATTCAAATCGGGGACTTTACGCCGCAGCGGTACCGTAACCGTAGGTGGGCTGCCTGATGGGGCGCAGGTGTATGAAGCTGCTGAATCCGGGAGCGATATGAAGGATGCTTTCCCCGGTCCGGTTGGCAAAGAAAAGGTTGTATATATCAGCTTCAATACTCCTTATGCACGTAGGCAACATGAGGAATTGGGTTATCAACACCCACGAGGAGGTAAAGCAAAATACCTGGAGGATCCGTTTAATAGAAACAAAAAGAAGGTCGTGAAATACGCTGAGCTAAAGATGAAAAAAGCCCTCCAGGATGCGGATTAGTGAGGTGATGCCGATGTGATGTTAAAAGAAATAGGCACATACCTTCAGTCTCAGGGGATAGGAACCCTTGGGGCTAATTTATTTTTGGGCCTGATGCCTGACCAGCCTGATAATTGTATAGCCTTATTTGAGTACGCCGGTAGCCCTCCAGACTTGCACTGGGATGGCGAATATCCCGGTCTGCAGGTGCGGGTCCGGGATAAAAGTTACCCGGCTGGCAAGGCGAAGATTGAGCAAATAGTGCGGGTGTTGCATGGGCTTCATGAGACAGTCCTTGGCGGCACTCGTTACTTATTGGTCAAAGCCCGGGGCAGTCCCGAGGTGCTGAAACGTGATAATAACAACAGAGTTGAGTTATTTGCGAATTTTGAAATCATAAAGGAGCGTGGTTAACGTGGCTATTGCGGGTTTTGGTGGTGCTGTAAAAGTTAATGATCAGAAAGTTGCTGAAATAAGTAATTGGTCCATAGAATTCGATGCTGATGACATTGATGTAACTAGCTTTGATAGTAATGGCTGGAAAGAATATATTGCAGGTTCCAGGGGATGGTCTGGCAGCTTTGAAGGAAACTTCGTACCAGACGATGTTCAGGGGCAAGGTGCCCTCATTATGGCATGGGTTAATTCTGAAAACGTTGAGCTGCAATTGGACGTGAATGAAAATATTAGTTTTAAGGGCAGCGCTATGATTACCCTGTCCATGGATGCAGCAGTTGACGACAAAGTTAGTTTTAGTTGCGATTTCCAAGGCAGTGGCGAATTGGAAATAGTTGGAGTTGGCGGAGTGGGTGTTTAGTGGCCATTAAGGGATTAGTTGGGGCGGTATATGAAAATGATACCGCCCTTGTTTCTGATAATATTGCTCTGTTGTTTGATTGGATACTGGAAGCTGAACACAGAAAAGAATATACTTATGGACCAGAGTTACACGGCATACCTACTGGTTGGCATGTAAAGGCTGAAGCATATTGGGCACCAGAGACAATGCCACAAGGACAGTATTTTGTCCGGTTATTCATTGGCAAAAGCAAAGACTTGCGCTGCTTGGCCGGGCAGGTTGAACTGCCGGCATTACAAAAAACTGATGGGATATGCGAATCTAGCATTAAGCTAAACGGTATAGGAGGGGTAAGATGCGAAACCAAACAGTAGAATTTGCCGGTAAGAAAATTCGGGTAGAAGAAAAACGAATCGGTGAGCTTGAGAAGATAGTTGCCGAACTGTTCCCTGAGAGTAAAGGCAACATTCAAAAGGTAGATCTTGGCAAGCTCCTGGAGCAGGCAGGATTTGATTTGCTGTATAAGAAACTGCCGGTCATATTCCCGGACATAAGCAAGGATGATATTAAAAATGCTTATATGAGCGAACTTGAGCAGCTGATTGAGGTATTTATTGAAGTAAATTTTCAGGGGCTCAAGCGGTTAGTGAGACCGCTAATGAACTTGATTCAGGCTGGCTTACAGCAAAGGTAGTGGTTCTTTTAGCGCGGGAGTTTGGCTGGAGCATTGAAGAGATGCGCCAGCTTACGCCACGGGAACTGGCTGCTATTTTGAACGAATTGCAGCGGCAAATGGCAATTGAGCAGCTTAACGAACAGCGCAATCACTGGGCTTTCTTGGCGGCGGTGATAACCAATGGTTTTGGTGCTATCACCAGCATGTTCAGCAAGAGGAAGCATAAAGCAGTAACTCCAGATGATTTTATGGGCAAAGAAGCAAAAAACATGCTCCAGCGGTTGTTGAGGCAAGAACCGGAGCAGAAGGATTGGAGCAGGTATATTGAGGAAGCCAGGGCTAAAGGGCTGAAGGGTGGTGAGACATTATGCTAGTTGGTGAAGTATTCGCCCGGATGGGGCTGGATAGCAAACAATATGAAAAAGACCTCTCTAGACTGGAAGGCGTAACAAGAAGAAAAGCCACAACCCTGGGCGATATCTTTAAAAATGCCTTTTCTGTTGCCTTTGGTATCGGTGTGTTTGAAGCCGTTAAAAGGGGTTTTCAAACAATAGCCGGCACAGCAATCAGCTTTAATGCCCAGATGGAACAGGCCCGGATAGCTTTTACCTCCATGCTGGGCAGCGCCGAGGCGGCTGATGTCTTCCTACGGAAGCTCTATGACTTTGCTGCCAGAACTCCCTTTGAATTCCCGGAACTTCTTGACGCCTCAAAGCGTATGCTTGCGTACGGTTTCGCTGCTGGAGACGTCTTACCGATGATGGAGGCTGTTGGCAACGCTACTGCGGCCCTTGGTTTAGGCGCTCAGGGCATAGACAGAATTATACTTGCTTTGGGCCAGATGCGTGCTAAAGGCAAACTATCCGGCGAGGAAATGAGACAGCTCACCGAAGCTGGAATCCCTGCATGGGAAATGTTAGCTGAAGCTATGGGCAAAACTACTGCTGAAATTATGGATATGCAGTCAAAAGGCCTTATTCCTGCGGACCGTGCTATCAAGATGTTAGTTGAGGGTATGAATAAGCGTTTCCCTAACATGATGGCGCAGATGGAGAATACCTGGGAAGGCGTAACCTCCACCATTAAAGATATTTGGCGGATGACAATTGGGGCGCTTACATCCGGTCTATTTGAGGGATTAAAAACATGGCTCCAGGGGGTAAGGGATTGGGCTGTTGATTTTTACGATACTTTTCAGAAATACGGGCTGCAGAGAGCTATCTCTGAATCCTTTGGTCCGGAAGTAGCTGCTATGGTTAGCGTTTTAGGTGCAACCTTGCGTGGGCTTGCCTCAGTAGTCAGAGCAGTAACCGGCTTTATAAAACAGTATGGCAAGCAGATTAAATTTGTGGTGATTGTACTGGGGACATACCTAGCTTTGACAAAAGCGGTTACTCTGGCAAAACAGATAATGATTGCCGTCACTGCTGTTGAAAGAGGGCAGCTCTTAGCGAAAATACCAGTCCTGAACGTGGTAAGCACTGCGATGGGGATTTACCGAGTACAGATGGCATTGGCAGCACAGCAGGGGATCGTGCTTACAGGGGTTATAGCGAAACTAAGGGTAGCGTTGTATTCCCTCTGGTCTGCCTTGGGACCTATAGGATGGATAATACTTGGGTTGTCGGCTGCTGTTGGTGTGGGTACGCACCTATGGGGCAAGTATACGCAATCAGTTTACAGCGGTGCTAAAGTACATGACGAATTAGCAGAAGGCATTGATCAAGTTGAAGGAAGTGCCGGTGATGCGGCAGGTGCTATCGAGGATGAAGCAGATGCATTGAAGAAAGCCGGGAAGGCTGCAGGCAAAAACCTGCAAAGCTTTGACGAAATACACCAACTGCAGGAGGACATGGCCGGGTCTGCAGAGGACCTTGCTAAAAGTATGGGGCTTGATGATACAGGGCTTGGCGTTCCAGAGGCCGGAGGTTTAGAAATACCCGACATAGGGGCGCAGCTTGAAGAAATGAAGCCCACTCTAGCTGGCTTCTGGGAATGGATCAAGCAGGGAGCCGGGAACCTGTGGCAAGGTGTAAAAGAAAAATGGAACGGCTTTTGGGATTGGGTAAAAAGCTGGGGAATATGGCAATGGATTGCAGACAGATGGGACGGACTCAAAGAGCGGGCTGGCAATGCCTGGGATGGTGTAAAAGAGAAATGGGGCAACTTCAAGGAATGGGCTGGTAACCTGTGGGACGGGATAAAAGAAAAGTGGGGCGGCTTCACTGATTGGGTAGGTGAAAAGTGGAGCAAATTCAAAGACAAGTCCGGCCAGATATGGGACGGGGTAAAAACTAACGTACAGAAAAGCTGGGAATCACTTAAAACTAATGCCCCAATCGTTTGGGAAGGTATAAAGACCAACATAGAAACCAGCTGGAACACTCTTAGCACCGGAGCGAAAAAGATCTGGGCGAGCATCAAGGACACCATACAGTCTAATTGGGACATTCTTAAAAAAGAGGCCCCGGCAGCTTGGGATAATATAAAAACTGCTATCACCACCAAAGCAAACGAAGCCCGGGACGCGCTAAAGCGGGCCTGGGACGAGATAACCAAAAAGACTAACGAGACTTGGACGAGCATCAAGACCAATTCAGGTACGGCCTGGAACAACATAAAGACGTTCCTGTCGCAAACCTGGAGCAGTATACAAAGCAATACTGGAAATACCCTCACGAATATGAGAAACACGATCTCTAATGCCTGGAACAATATCCGAAGTACCACGCAAACGGTCTGGAATAATATCAAAAACGCTATCACTAGTCCAATTGAGTCCGCAAAACAAACTGTGCTGAACATCATCGACACCATCAAGAGCGCATTTGCAAATATGAAGATAACTATTCCCAAGCCAAAGTTGCCGCACATTACCGTAACCACCAAAACGAAAAAGATCGGCAACATCAGTATTCCGATTCCCGACTTTGACATTAATTGGTATGCTCAAGGTGGTATATTTGACACACCTAGCGTTATCGGCGTCGGCGAGGCCGGGGCCGAAGCCGTCCTGCCGTTAGAGCGGAACACCGGCTGGATGGACACCCTGGCCGCCAAAATAGCGGCCTCCATCGGGGGGGCAGGCGGCGGTGATATTTACGTCTACGTGGGTAATGAGCAGGTGGACGCCTATGTCTACCGCAGCCAGGACCGGAGAAACGTCAAGAGTAACGGGAGGTGATTAGCGTGGCAATAATTTCAATCGGCGGTACTGACATGCCCGCGCCGACCAAGTATCGCGTCACCCTCCAAGATATAGACAGTGCTAATACCGCCCGCACCGAGACCGGAGAACTCGTCCGGGACCGGGTCCGGGCCGGTGTGTATAAGATAGAAGTCACCTGGTTGGTGGAACATTCGCAGATTAAGACAATCACCGATGCGATTGCAGCTGATAAGTTCCAAGTGACCTTTTTCGACCCTACCACTAACAGTTACAAGACATGCGATATGTATTGTGGCGACCGGTCGGGGGAACTGAAACTCTACAAGGCGAACGCTGAAAGCAAGAGCCTTTGGGAATTGACGACATCGCTGATTGAATATTAGGAGGACTGGATATGTACCCGGTAAGTGCAGCTTATAAAACGGCAATAGGCCAAAACGTGCGGGACGTAAGGATAACCGGCACTATAACTTTAAAAGATAATAGTGTTATAAACATTACTGATGAGGATATTGTCCAAGGTAGCCTCTACATCACTGAGCAATGCGTGGCCGGGGAGGACATAGAGGTCGGCAATGTCTACGCCTCCGAGATGGGGCTGTCTTTGAGGATGCCCCTTGAAAATCCGTATAGTTTAGACGGTGCCCGGATTATCATTAATTTCGGTATAAACGTAGAAACGGATCCGGATAAACCGCCAATTTGGGAATATGTGCCCCTGGGCTATTTCTACGTCACAGAGATACAGCGCAAGGCGAACAATGTTAATCTCACTGCATTAGATGGGATGCTACTCTTTGACATTCCGGTTGGAGATCCAGGGTCAAGCAGCCCCCGCAACTTCGTGGTATATGCCTGTGAACAGGCCGGGGTGCCCCTGGGCACCAGTGTCTTTGAGATTGACACCTTTGCCAATGCCACCCTATTATTCGCGGCTCCAGACGCATCCAAGATTAAAACCTGCCGTGACCTACTAATGTGGGCGTGTCAGATTATGGGTGCGTTTGCCCGGATGAATCGGCAGGGTGAGCTTGAAATCGTTCCTATCAAGGCGAGGCCCAGTGTTAAGACCATAAGCAAGGCAGAACGCTTTAATTCGGATGTTTCGGACTTCGCTGTAAAGATAACCAAGGTCAGTATGCAGGTAGGCGAAACCGTATATTCTCGTGGTACCGATGGAATGACTATGGTCCTGGACGAGAACCCGTTCATGACTGGACTGTCAGAATCGCAGATTAACGCTGTGCTGGACAATCTTCTGGCTCAGATAACTACGGCAGTCTATGTGCCGTTCAACAGTAATTTTATAGGCGATCCTGCCCTGCAGCCCGGCGACTTTGTAACCCTGGCCGATACCAGCGTATTAGGCGGCGGTGATGTGGCCTCTATCATCACTCACTCCACGTGGCGGTATCGTGGCCCACACAATCTCAAGGCAGCCGGGAAGCACGGACTTGTGCGCGGTGTCCAGAATCAGCAGATGAAAGCAGTATCCTCTATTGTGGCGATAGCCAGAGCGGCGCAGGATTTGGCTCTGGCAGCTAATCAATCCACACAGCTTATCAAAGATGCTATCGGCGGCCATGTGCTGATCCGGCAAAATCCGGATGAGACAAACGAGATCTTGATTATGGACAACCCCGACCCCGACCAGGCCGTCAAAATCTGGCGGTGGAACATGGGCGGCCTGGGCTACAGCGATAATTGCGTAGGAGCGGATAACCCTGACCGTGAATACGAGATAGCCATGACCATGGACGGGGCCATAAACGCCAACTTCATTAAAACAGGACAGCTCGATGCTGGCGTGGTAAGAATCGGCCCCGAAACCACCTTCGCCCCCGGCTACGACCCGACTCAGATTGACCCTTCAGCCTCCGCAACTATGGGTGTAGACGCTGACTGTCTTGGCCTGTGGCATTTTGACGGTTCGCTGAACAGTCACAAGGGCGTGGCGGCAATTGGTGATGAGAGTTTCGATACAGGCTGTTTTGGGCAGGCGGTGAAGGTAACTACCCCTATAAGCGGCGACATTTCCACAGGCAAAGAAAGCGGTATGTCAGCATCTAGTATGTATAGCTCTAGCTTTAGTCCCGATAATTTAGTAGATGGAAGTATTGTTTTTGGGCCGGGTACAGCTTTTGCTAGTGCAAATGGGGCGGCATTTCCTCAGTGGCATCAAATAGACTTAGGTGGCGTGTTCAGTATCAACAAAGTTAGATGGATCAACAATAGACAAGCATTAAATTTACCCAAAGACTACACTATTGCTATTTCGGAAACAGGAGCGTTTGCAGGGGAACAAACAGTGGTTGCAACCGTTACGGGCAACACCACTTATAGCACTTGGGTAGAGCATACCTTTAACCCTACAAAAGGACGTTATGTCCGTATGACCGTTAGTGCAGTTGTATCAGGTACTTATTATGAGCTTGCAGAATGGCAGATATATGGCACTCGTCTCGGCGTACTCAAAGCCCCAACAACGGGGCTGTCAGCAAGCCAAGGCACAATTAGTTTTAGAGCTAAAAACCTTGCGGAATCGGCAAATGGCAGTGTGTTAATTGATTTGCCTGATAACGTAGGCAATCAAGGTATGCTGTGCGGTATTGCTGACGATGGGAATCTGTTTATTGAGGATGCCAAGCTGCAATTCTCGGAGACAGAAACTTCACAAGCAGACTTTAACACAGGAACGCTATCCGATGTGCAAGCGACAAGTGCAGGTAATCTTGAGCTTGCAAGGGATGGACAGGATTTTACTTATACAGAGACAAGTCAAGCAGATTTCAATTCTGGTACTTTGTCTGATGTAGTGGCTACAAGTGCGGGGGATTTGGAGATTAAAAAAGAGGAAATAGACTCCTACACAAAATTATTATTGCACATGGATGGTAGCGACAACGGTACGATCTTTACAGATGAATGCGGCAAAACTGTAACAAGGTATGGTGCAGTTACTAAAACAGGAGTAAAAAAGTTTGGGACAGCATCGGGATATTTCGATGGAGGGGAAAGTACCCGGCTAGAGATTACTGGGCTGGAAGCGATTGGAACTGGAGATTTTACTGTAGAATGTTGGGTGAATATGTCTGTTGGTAATAAGTGGAATTCGGTAATTGAATCTAATGGTTTTCCTAGTATGCGAATAAATACAGATAACAAGGTAACTGCACCTATGACGGGTGCCTTGATACATCCAACGGTATTATCAACTGGTACATGGTATCACTTGGCACTTGTTCGTTATAACGGAAATACAAAACTATATGTAAATGGTGTAGGGGGCACAGCTATAGAAGATAGCCGGAACTACACGGCTACGTCTACGAAAATAGGCGAAGTCTGGGATAGCACCGCAGGTTTCAACTTCAACGGTTACATTGACGAACTCCGCATTAGTAAAGGTATAGCCCGTTGGACAAGTGATTTTACTCCGCCGAGTGCACCGTATGGTGATGGTTACAAAACTGCTGGCACACGCATAAAAGAGATAGACCTTTCGGGCGCAAATCCGGCAGGCGGTACTAAAATTGAATGGTCAAGTACTACTCCGGCCGGAACAAGCATCAAGGTGGAAACTGCACTATCAACTGATGGAGGTAATACTTACGGGCCTTGGTTAGAAGCAATAAACGGAGGCAGTATTCCCGGCATAGCAAGTGACACGGATTTGAGCAACGCAAAACTAAAAATCAGGCAAACGCTAAGCACAACTGATGCGAGCGTAACCCCGAAATTGCACAGCTTAAGCCTTAATATTTATGCACCCTACAAGTCAAGCGGTTACAGATACAAAGAATACGACATCAGCGCAGTTGGCTCTGTCGGTAGCAGTAAAATCTCATGGACGGAGAATACTCCTGCTAATACGACTCTGACCGTCAAAGCGGCAGTCTCAACCGATGGCGGCTCCACTTACGGTTCGTGGCAGGCCTGCACAAGCGGGCAAGCTATCCCCGGACTGACACAGGGGATGGATATATCCAATGCCCGATTAAAAGTGCAGGAAGATTTGGGAACAAGTGACGGGACAGTAACTCCGCAACTGCAAAGCCTAACGATTGAGGTCGGTAGTGATGTTCAAAGGGCCTACGGCCCCAACAAGTCAACCCTAACCGCTTGGGATAGTATCTCCCTAGCTTGGAAGCCCGACCGCTTGAGTCTGGTAGTCAATGACTCCGAAGCCTGCTACATCGAGAATCCCGGCTTGCCTACAGCGTTTGGTAGCCATGTCTTTATCGGCACTGACCGCAACGGAGCCAACGCCATCAATACGCTTGTAGACGAACTGCGGATTGACAAGGTTTACAGGGAGGTAAACACCAGAACAGGCTGGCACAAGACTGGCGTGCCCTTTTATACTTCGGAGGACATGAAGCAGTGGCCGGGGTATCTTAGAGCGGAGACTGATGGGTTGAAGGTTTATGACTCTAGTGATGCTTTGCGGGTGCTGGTTGGTAGTTGGCTGAAAGATGCTGTCAGGAAGTACGGGATTAAGATTATTGATGGGGAGATATACTCAACCCTTATTAAAACTGGAACAGAAGGCAGCAAAACATACATTGCCATGGAGCCGCCTAACAAAATCTGCACGTATAAAGAAATTAATGGTGTAGCAGTAAGACAGTTGGAGTTAACTGATGATTATCTGCGTTTTTGGCATAACGGTGACATTATTGGATGGACAACAACATCGAACGAACCTACAGGGCTGGAACTCGCCTTATTAGGTGCAGCAGGTACAAATTTAAGGTTAGGGGGAAATAAGGTTTTTATCAATGGGCCATCTACCTTTTTTGGCGACCTCAAAATGGGTTCTGGGACTAAATACAACATAGAGCAAACCGAAAATTATGGGCAACGAGGACTTGCCGTTCGTGAAAGCCCCGAACAAAGATATGTAGACGAAGGCATGGGTACGCTGGTTAACGGTGAGTGCCGAATTGATGTTGACCCTATTTTCCTGGAATGTATCGAACCACATAAAGAAAATAGTAAATGGTTCATTCAACTTACCCCTTATGCTGATGTTGACTTATTTGTATCAGAAATTGGTGATGGTTATTTTATTATCAAAGAGCGTAAAGGTGGCACCTCGACGGGTGCAGAGTTTACTTGGTCATTATCTGCTATTAGAAAGAATTATGCAGGAATACGACTTATGGAGGTGACGAATTAATGGCAAGAATGACGCGGGAGGAAATCATGAAACGTATCGAAATTGAAGATATTAGAATAGCAAATGCAGACAGGAACATCGAAGGACTCATACTCCAAAAAAACAAGAGCCTGGACGAACAAGCCAGACTCTTTGCTTTGCTGGAGGCTTTGCCTGACAAGGAACCTGCAGAAGAAACAGGGGATTAATTCCCCTATTCTTCTGTTACGGGCATTTTGATTATCGCCTGGAGGAGATGGGAATGGTACTAGACTTTGAAGAAAGAACGGAGCGGCGTTTGAATGACCACGCTGAACGCCTGCGGGTACTTGAAACTTCAGATGCTCGGCAGAGCGTCATGATCGAGCAACTCTGTGAGAAGCTGGACAACTTAATCAGCTGGATGAAGGCTCTCCTATTAGCTTGGGCAACGGGCATGGGCGGCTTTTTGATTTGGTACATACAGAGCTTGCCGAGGTGAAAATATGAAGAAAAATCGATTTTCAAAGTGGATCGTAGCCCTGGTAATACTGCTTAACGCACTGTTTACCGGGGCTGTTCTATTTGTGTTCCTGCGGGTAGGATCTGAGCCTACGGCTTTGGTTGCGGCATGGTTTTCGTTTACTACTGTGGAACTATGGGCTTTGTCGGGTATTACAAAAACAAAGATAACCCAGGGAGGCGGTGAAGGCCAGTGGAAGCCATGATATTCATACTGCTGGGGGCCTTCCTGGGCATGGTTGGCGGGGTGGTGCATTTACTTACCGTCGGGGAGCCGACTGGCTTACAAGTGGCCGCCAATTTGATGGTGGGCTGCGCTGTGGGAACTATTACGGGTATCGCTTTGAACGATCCGGAGCCCAGTAGGTTACTGCTCATCGCTATTATCGCTCTGGGCTATGCGGGGACAGACTTTATTTTGGCGTTGCTTGGGAGGTGAAACCAATGCAGATAGTAGAAACTAACTTCCGATTTAACGGTTCACTGACTAGGCGTAAGAGTACGAAGCGTGTCATTCTACATCATTCAGCCAGTCCCGATGTTCCAGCCAGTACCATCCACGGATGGCATCTAGGCCAGAAGTGGGCTGGCATCGGCTATCATTTTGTGATCCGGGCCGGCGGGGCTATCGAGAGAGGTAGGCCGGAGGATACCATTGGCGCTCATAGCGGACCAGCTGGGAATGGTGACAGCATTGGCATAGTGCTGACCGGGAATTTTGAGTATGACAAACCCACAGAGGCCCAACTGGATAGCCTGGTATGGCTGATAACCCAATACCTAGAACCTAAGTACGGTAAATTACAGGTGATCGGGCACAAGGACGTGATGGCTACCGCTTGCCCCGGGCGTAACTTCCCCTGGGCAGAGTTACGGGAGAGATTGGAGGAGGATGATGAAATGGCTGTTGAAACTAAAATCAAGGTTAACGGCCAAGTCCTGACGGGGTACATACTGAAAGACAACAGAAGTTATGCCCCGGTTAGAGCATTGGCTGAGGCTCTGGGCTATAAAGTAGCTTGGGATGAGAAGACTAAGACGGTCATTATAACGAAATAAGGAGGGAGGACTGGCTATGGATGATAGAATCGTGACCCTAGCCTATGATATACTTTCTATTCTGCTCCCCGTCCTAGCGGTCATGCTGGCGGAATGGCTGCGGAGGAAGATTGGCGTGGAACGGCTGACTAGGATACAGCGGGAACTACAGACAAAGAAGGAACTGGCGGCGTTGGCTGTGAAGTTCGCGGAGCAGGTTTACAAAGACCTGAAAGGCGAGGAAAAGTACCAAGAGGCGGCTCAATGGTTGGCTACGCAGGCTGCTGAACGGGGAATTAATATTACTGCTGAAGAGATACAAGGACTTATAGAAGCAGCCTTACGATCTTTGAAGGATACATATGGTGAAGGCTGGGCAACATATCCAGAGGATGATTAGACCGGGGCATAGTCCCCGGCTTTTTTTTTGTGTTTTTTTAATTTAGGTATTGACTTTAATATCATTTAGGTATATACTTAAATCACAGGGAAGACAAAAACAAAGCGAAAAGGAGGAACATGTAAATGAAAAAAGTAGGACGCCCGGCAGTTTCAGAAAAGAGAAAACCCCGGTCATTCAAGGCCACCGACACAGAGTGGCAGGCGATCCAGCGGATGGCAGCTGAGCGCGGACTCAGCGCCAGCGAATATTTAAGGGATGTTGCCCTAAAAAAGGAGGAAGATCTCATGAAAAGAAAATTGTATTGTAATGAAACTTTCGATTTGAATGAGAACGGCGATTTCTTCGCTCACGCCGTGGAGTGCGAAGAAGGCGATCAGTATGTGCTTTACCACGGCACATATCGAAACGGCGAAGGCCAGGAATTTCCAGACGCTACTCTCGAAGTTTTCTTAAACGAGCCCGTCCATCTGGACGCTGATGGAAACATTGTTATCCCAGCGGCTTGGGAAAGCTTCTGGGTGCTGGGGCACGAGCAGCCCTAGCCCTTCCATTTAGCAGAGTGACGGCGGCGAACGCCGCCGGTAATGCGGCCGGGCAGACGGTCACAAGCCCCGATAGCCCAAAAGCATAATAAATTTTAGGAGGTTTTAAAATGCTGGAAATGAAAGAAATGAAAGCGGGACAAAAATATTCTCCCAACGGGTCCGGCAGGCAGATAACCTGCCGGGGAAAGGAGGAAAAAATGGAGGAAGTTAAAGTTATTGAGAGAAATGGAAGTTTCCTCATAATGAATGAGGAATATCCTGTACAAGAGTACAGGATATTTGCTACACGATTATATAAAATATTCTTACATCAGTACTACCCACCAGTTTACCTTCAGAAAAAGGGGGTGG